TAAGCATCTGGATTTACGACAGCCATTGAGTAATCTGCTGTACCGACTCCTCCAGAGCCCTTCATGTAGCGAGATACGCGAAGGTCAAGACCTGCAACGTTACCGCGAAGTGATGTAGGTGTAAGTGAACCACCCGCATTTTGTGGATTTGCAGCGACGTAGATTGGACGTCCAGCATCGTTGTAGCTCATGATGTTAGCCCATTGTTCTGGTGTAACGATCATGTTGCGAGCGAAGCCAAGTGATGCTGAATAGACTGCTGCTGCTGCACTTGACACGTAGGATAGAAGTCCAGTTGCTGAGTTTGCCTGTGCTGTTGCGTTGAGTGTTCCTGCGCCTTGGACAGCGGTAGTTACAAATTCTTCAGTATCCTTAGCATAAGCGTATTCCATCTGGACAAGAAGCTCGTCAAGGAATGCAGGTGTTGAATTTGTTAGAAGTTCGAGGGTAGTGATTGCGCGACCCTTGAATGACTTCTTTGTAACTGTGATGTATGAGGCTTCAAGTTGTGAATCTGTTACTGCGCCATTCTCGTCGATCTGATCAACAAGAGGAACCTCAGTAATCTTAGGCAACTCAAAAGTTTTTCCAAATTCCGGCATTGTGCCGCGGCTGATCGAATCGATAAACGGACGATCTGCGTTAGAAAGGAAGTTAAGTAGCTGTGTGCTTTGTGGTGTTGGGATGAATCCTGCACCTGTTGTCTGATCGTTGTCAGCAGCGCGGAGCCATTGACGTGAATCATCATCACCGAAGAGGTTAGCCTTCAATGTGTTTTCAAGGTAGTTACGCTTTGTAACTTCGATGCGTGGTGTTGTGTACACCATTGCTTGAACAGTAGGACGAGCAGCTTCTACAGCCGCAGCCTCTACTGGTGTTGCTTCGACTGTTGTGTCTTCCACGACTGTCTCGCTTTCTGTAGGTAGGGGTTCTTCTACGGCTTCGGCTGTCGCTTCTTCCGCTGCGATCTCTAATACCTGAGCAGACTTAAAGGCTGGCTCAGTTACTAGAGAAACTTCTTTTAATTTAGCCGCTGTTACGACTGTGTAGCCATCGCGTGATGGCTTTGATAAAATGATCTCCGCGCCGATCGATAGGCCAGACACGAGGCCTTCGCTGGCCATAACAAGCGCGTCAGTACCGGCGCTTGAACGAGATAACTTAAATGTTGCGTAAATACCATCGACTTTATTTTCGCTAGCTGTCATGCGGCCGATTGGCTTCTTCATGTCATGCTGGCTGAATAGTTTAATCTTGCTAACGTCTTCGATCTCAATAGATCCAGACTCAAAGGTGTAAGCGCCAAGATTAGTCTGACCTATCTCGCCTGTACCTAGTGGCACAATCTTGCCTGATATCTCGCGACGATCTTCGCTGCACTCGATAGAGGATGCTTCGATGTATAGAGTTTCCATTAGTCATCACTTCCGTTAGGTGTTAAATCTTCCATCTCCATAGCTTGCTCTGTGCTGATAAGTCCTAGAGATAGCATCTTCTCAAGTACGAGAAGTCTTTCCATAGGCTCTACACGCAAGAACGAAGCATCGAGATCGAATTTTACATAGTGCCCAGCCGTAGATATATCGTCCATGCTTAGGCGTGTTTCGATTGCAGAAATGTACGGCTGGAACGCTAAGGCTACGAGTTGCTTACGCTCATCGAGAATGTTGGAATATGTCATCGATGTGTTTTGATCGGCTGAAAGATAATAACTTGGCACTCCGCATAGACGGCTAATTTCAGTCGCAAGATTCTGAATCGCTTCGTTGTACATCATGTCCTTAGGCGAAAATCCTACCGATTCGTATTGAAGAGTAGAAGTGAGATATGCGGTACTGCGATTTTGTCGAGCCGCTTTCCATGATGCGAGGAGTCCTTGAACTTCTGCTGGAGGAAGATCAGCGCCAGAATTCCGAATGAAACCCGTCGGCATCGGTGTCCCCGCCGCAATAGCGGCGGCCTTCTGTACATCGATTGCACTCTGAATTGTGCGAGATCCTGTGTTGAGAATTCCCTCATTGAACGCCTGGAATGTAACAAGTGAACCAAGTCCTGACATTGGCCGGGGTGATCCATCGACGTAGTACTGAGTGACGAAAGTGTTATGTATATCTAAATCGAAAGTGACTCGTGTGTTAGAGACCCACTCAAAGGACGCGCCTCGACCGTCTTCGGAATAAATTTCGGTAATCTCTAGGAATGCTTGACCATAGAATAGAAGGCTATCTACTAGCCATGAAAGGGTGACAAATTGTGGCTGAGACTTTGATAATTGATGCACCCATCGAGGCGCTGGTATTTCTTCGCCAGTAGATTTTTTCTTATACTCAAGCGGAATTGTGCCAACTGTGCAAAGCAAATCGCGACATCTCTTAAGCGCCGGAACGCTCATAGCATCGCGCCGAGATATAACTGGGAATGTAAAATTATAGATAGCGTTGATGCTATCGCCCATAATTTGAGGCGCTACTTGAGCCTCTAAGACTTTTGGCTTACGATCGAATAGACCCATAGATGGCAATTATACACTACATGTTGTGTTATTCGGTGTAGATAGCCGCTAGCTGTTGTGGTTTTAATAGCATTGACACGACCATCGCCAAAGAGATCGGCGCAGAGACATCGCCTGCGCTCTTTCGTTTAACGATTCGCCAGGATGAGTCATTAGTCTTTGCTGCGCAGTTGTTCATCTGCTTAATCAATTCTTCCTGGCCATTGTGAACGACCCTAAAATTGACCAGACCATCGAGAAGATCCGAACACGCCTGATAGAACTGCTGGCCTGAGACATCCTGTGTTATTTGACCAGCGTTAGCCAATCTCTCAGCGATCGATTGTGTTGTGTACTTGTCGTAGCAGATCATCTTAGGTCGGTATTGATCAGCCCATCCCTTGATCTCAGCTGCGATCTTTAGATCATCTACCGAAACTTGACTTTCCCACGTCTGGAGAATCCCGACGCCGATTCTTCCGTCACCCATAATCTGACCAGCAACGAGGCTTGCATTGCGACGAGATGGAGAAACATCAAAGCCAAAGACTGTATAGCCGCCGATCGGAATTTGGAGTGTGGCATCGGAAGTCGCTTCAAGAACGCCATGAGGCCACGGACTCTGGAGAGAATCAATCCATTGACATAAAAGCTCAGTCCTAATGTCTTCAATTTTGTTAGTTGCCACAGCTTCTTCAAGTGATTCCTCCGTGATTGTGTATGAGAGTGCAGGATTGGCCATTGCCCATGCGTTGCGGTCTGTGATCTTGCAGTATTGCGGTGCTGAGTATTCATAGAACCCGAATGACTTAGGAGGCGCGGATAAGGCTCGCTCTCGGAGTGTGTTCAGAGTTTCTGAGAAGGCGTCCCCGGCATTCGAGGTTAATAAAGTCTGAGAGTTGGGACGGGCGCGAGTTGTCGGAATCGCTGCGGTATAACCGTCCTTACTGATCTCTCGAACTTCATCGATCCATAAGAAATCTGCGGTGCGTCCACGAGATGAGTCACGAGTATCAGATACCAGGTCAAGTGTTGCCCCGTTTAGCAGCTCAATGCGTTCTCCGCCATTGGCGTAGCGGATCGCCTTAGTGCCAGCCTTGAGGTGAGGTGCATTTTCGATGATCCAGGCAATCTCACGAAAGGTCATAAGTGCAGTGGCTCGGTTAGAGCTCATGATCAGGTGCTTTGTCTCGCCTCCATAAAAGAGACCCCAGATCACACGCATGCGACCTAGATGGCTCTTGCCGTTCTGGCGTGCTACCAATAGCAGAGTTGTCTTGCGAATGTAATTATTTTTACTGTCCACGCGCATCATGTCATCCAATAGCCAGCGTTGCCAGGGTAATAAAGGCGTGCCTAAGTCATCTGCCATCTTAGCGATCTCATCTGAGCGTGTTTTGCCTTTGAGAAGTGGACTGTGGAGCCTTGCTTTGGTTGCCCCTCGCAGCGGTTGTTTACGAGCTGCCACTATTCAGGACTGTCTGTGACTGGTCGGGCGGTAAAGGGACTGTCTTGGTGAACTTCCGACTGCATCGGGTAGATATTGCCAGAAAAGACAGGGGGGGTGGCCGTCCGTGCTAAAAAAACGCCCTCAG